CACGTACAAAGCAAAAGAGTACAGACCCAACCACGACCCCGAGCAACGCTTTGTGGGTTTTCTTGCTGACGACGCTGCGTCGGCTGGAATGGAGGAATTTGTTGTCCGCGATGCCGCAAGCGGAGAAGTTGAAGGCTTTCAGTATGACCGAGTAACTGCATTGCTGGTTAATGCCGTTAAGGAGCTTTCAGAAAAAATTGATTCCCTGCAAGCAGAATTGACTTTGCTGCGGGACAAATCATGATTCCTGCTATTGCCATGACTGAAGACTCCTTTGAATTTATTCGCAAAGACCTCGACCGCGTTCACGAGCGCAACACCAATACGGAGGTGCGCTTGTCAAAGGTTGAAACAGAGCTTTCAGACGTGCGCGTAGGGCTGGCAAGATTGCACGGAGATGTACAGAACACAAACAAAGCGTTGGGCGATCTAAACAGCAAAATGAGCGAGATTCGTAGTGATACCGCAGCTTTGGTTGCGCTGGACAAAGGGTATCGCGCGTGGAAAACACCGTTGATCATTGTTGGTTCGGTGTTTTTTATGATGGCGTCTTCTCTTGCTGGCGTTATTTGGTACTTTGTACAAAAGTACGGACCGGGAGCGGGATTTTGAAACAGCTATCAGAACGTGATTATTTGCGCCTTAAGGGTGTCGATCCGCGTTTGATTTCGGTTGTTGAACGTGCTGCCGAACTGTCAGATGTGGATTTTTTCGTGACGGAAGGACTCCGTACACGGGAGCGGCAAGCCGTACTGGTTGCCAAGGGCGCGTCGCAGACGATGAACAGCAAGCACATTGTCGGCAAGGCTGTGGACATCGCGGCGATGATTGATGGCGAGGTCAGGTGGGACTGGCCTCTGTACATGCGTATTGCAGAAGCTTTCAAAGCGGCTGCGGAAGAACTCGGCGTTAACGTCGTGTGGGGTGGTACGTGGAAGCCGCTTTCGGTGACAGACGTACCGATCAAGGCTGGGCAACTTAGCCGGGCTTTCCCGGACGGCCCGCACTACGAGATCAAAGGTTGATATGAATCCGGTTAGAGGTATTGTTGCGGCGCTCCTTCCTTTGCTGTTCGCGCTGTTTGCCGCGTTTGGCATTACGCTGTCTGAAGATGTGAAGCTGCTTATCCAGACCAACGTTGAAGCAATTCTTATTGCACTCGGCTTGCTTGGTACGGTAGCGCCGGGCATCGTTGCTCAGATTAAAAAGCTGAAAGAAGAACAGCAGGAGCCGAAAGAATGAAACGCTTCTTCGCCGCGTTCTTCGTAGCGCTTGCACTGCCTTTCGTGGGTGCAGGCGTATCGGGCTGCGTGCCCATGCCGGTAGCTTCTGTTGCGCCGCAAACGTTTAACCAATCTCTGTTGACGGCGTATGTGTCGCTGGCCGCTGTGCAAAACTTGGCCGCAGATCTGTATATGCGGGGGAGGATCGACAGGGTTCAAGCCCAACGAGTCCTCGACGAATCGACCACTATCCGAGCAGCGCTTGATTTGGCGTCAACGACGAAGGATGAAAAAAGCATCCAAGCCGCCACGAGTGCCCTGATCCTGATTGAACAACAGTTGAAGGCCCGGCAATGAGCAACGCGGTAGCAATCCTTTCGCTGATCATCGACGGAATGCAAACGGTGAATCAGCTTTCTGCGTCGCTTACGACCATTGCACAAATCAAGGCTAAAGCGGAAGCTGAAGGCCGAGACGTTTCGAGTGCGGAGCTTGAAGGAGCGCGAGCGTTGGTCGATGTGAGCACGATGAAGCTCAAAGCTCTGCTCAACACCTGATGGGTCATGCCGCTCACCAAGCTGACGTTTCGCCCCGGTATCAACAAGGAAACCACCGACTACACGTCGGAGGGCGGTTGGTACAACTGTAACCGTATCCGGTTTCGGGATGGGGTTCCGGAAACTATTGGTGGGTGGCAACCGTATTCACAAACGCTGGCGTATCAGGGCCGGTGTAAAACTCTGTTTTCGTGGCGCACGCTCACGAACGAAACGCTGCTCGCTGTTGGTACAACCAACAAGTTTTACGTTGAACGCAGCGGTGTACTGAATGACACGACGCCGGTTCGTTCGACCGGCACATTCAGCAGCGCGATCTTTACTTACGCGAGCAATCCGATCATTCAGATCGTGCTCAACGCGCATGGCGCTCAAGTTGGCGACTTTGTCAGGTTCAGCGGCGCTTCGGGCGTAGGTGGTTTTACTGCCGGACAGCTAAACAAAGAGCATCAGATCTATGGTGTCGTTGACGCCAATACGTTCCAGATCCTGATGCCGACCAACGGCACCACGACGACAAGCGGTGGTGGCACGGTTACTTATACGTTCGACATTAACTCCGGGCAGACAACCAATTTGTTTGGTGGTGGTTGGGGCGCGGGCGCGTGGGGCGCAGGCGCGTGGGGAGAAGGTACAACTGTTAGTAGCCAGATCATCAATGCGCTTCGTATTTGGGCGGTTGATACGTTTGGCGACCGTCTTGTGTTTTGCTATCGCGGCTCGCCGGTGTACTACTGGGACACTGCGATGGGTTACGGTGTTCCGGCGGCAAAGCTGACCGACATCGTGACTTCGGCGGGTACAGCGCCGCAGACTGCAAATTGGGTTCTGGTGTCGCCGGTTGATCGCCACCTCCTTCTATTTGGAACCAACCCCGAAACGTCTTCAACGTTTGACCCGCTTCTCGTGCGCTGGTGCGCGCGCGAAGACATGACGGATTGGTATCCGAGGATCACGAACACTGCCGGTTCGTTCCGTCTCGACTACGGTAACTACATTGTTACCGCCCGGATGAACAAGCAGGAGATCCTTGCTTGGACCGACGGCGCTGTTTACTCGGTGCAGTACATCGGCGGGCAGGATGTTTTTGGTCGGCAACTGATCGCGCACAATACGTCGATTGCTTCGCCGCAGGCAGCCACGTTTGCCAACGGCATGACGTTCTGGATGGGCGTTGACAAGTTCTACGTCTACAACGGTCGCGTCGAAGCGCTTCCTTGCGCGCTACAGTCGTACATCTTCAACGACATCAATTACGACCAACTTGACCAAGTTTTCGCGGGCACGAATGAAGGCTTCAACGAAGTCTGGTGGTGGTACCCCAGCGCCGGAAGCACGACGACCGACAAGTATGTTGTTTTCAACTACCAGTACGGCATTTGGTACTACGGCTCGCTTACTCGCACTGCGTGGTTGGATTCGTCGCTGAAGCGATACCCGCTTGGAGCGAACGACGGCAAGCTGTACTACCACGAGAATGGCGTGGATGACGGCAGTACGAACCCGCCTTCGCTTCTCGATGCGTACGTCGAGAGCGCGCCGTTTGATCTCGGTGACGGGCAGTACTACATGTTCGTTAGCCGAGTCGTTCCGGATTTGAACTTCGATCGCTCCACAGCATCGTTTCCAAAAGTCTTGTTTTCGTTCAGAAACAGCAACGCGCCGGGCGGCGAAGAGCAAGACGGCAGTACCAAGTTCATGCCCGTAAATAGGTGGGCTACTTCGCCAGTCACGCAGTACACGCCGATTGGGTATGTGCGCTTTCGCGGGCGTCAAACAGTAATGCGCGTGTCGACAAGCGATCTTGGTGTTAGCTGGCGCCTCGGTTCCGTGCGGCTAGATATGAAACCCACGGGCAGGAAATGACGCGTGCTCGGTCTTATCTACCGCCGCTCCCGAGCCCAACGGATCAATATTCACGTCCGTACATGGATGAATTGGTGCGAGCGTTGTCGTCCGCGCTCGACTTGCTCAACGTGCATGCTACGAGAGCGCCTATTCTTTTACGCGGCGACGGCATCCCTGAAGGACAAGTCCGGGCTTCCCCCGGCGTACTTTACTTTGATGAAACAGGTTCGTCCGGAGACTCGCTCTATTACAAGCAGCACGGTCTTGGAACTTCTGGATGGATTCGACTTTCAGGCACAGCGCTCGGGACAGTTTTTGAATCTCCGCCGCTTGGTACGCTTTCTATCGTTAGGCTGGCGCCGACGGTAATTGTTGCCTAGAATTTGACAGCTAGGAAAACTCATGGCTTTCGCACCTTTTATTGCGCCGCTTCTTGCTCAGGGAATTGGCGGGTTTCTCGGAGGCCCGCTCGGTTCCGGCTTACTCACGGCTGCTCTCACGGCGCTAGAAACCAAGGACATGAAGCAGGGTGCCATGGCTGGCCTGATGGGCGGTGGCATCGGCGGGCTTCTTGGTGGCGCGGGCGGTGCGGCGGGGCAGGCGGCTGCCGCTACTCCAACGATGGCGGCAACGCCGACGGCCCAACTTGGTATCGAGAACATCCTTAGCCAGCCGGGGTTTGCCGGAGGTGCTGGGTTCAACATGCCGGCGCAGGCGATCCCCGAAGGACTGTGGGGCGGAGAAGGTATTCGCGCGGCGCTGGGGCAACCTGCGGCACAGGCTGCGGCGCTTCCTGCTGCGGAGTTCAGCGCGCAGGGGCTTACTCCTTCGCTCGGTCAGGTTCCGTCTGCCACGATTCCGCAGCAGGCACTGGCTGGCAGCAAGTCGATCTTCGATGGCGGCAGCTTTACCGACAACCTAAAAGGCGGATTCAGCAATCTTCAAAACGCCTACAACACGCCGGGCGAGATGGCGAAGCTGCTTAAGGGGCCGGGCATGATGGCCGGCATTGGCTACCTCGGTCTTCAGTCCGCGATGGAACAGGCGGCTGCGGAAGAAGCGCGCAAGAAGAGGTCTGGTGACCGACCTTCGGTGTACAACACATACGGCTACCGCTCGGCGTTTGCGCAAGGTGGCCTCGCGCAAATGGATCCCGGTACGATGGCCGGGAGGTACCTGCGGGGAAAGACTGACGGGGTAGCGGATCAAGTGCCGGCCACCATTAACGGCCAGCAACCGGCTGCCCTGTCGGATGGCGAATTCGTGGTTGACGCGCATACTGTGGCTGCGCTGGGTAACGGCAATTCGGAGGCGGGTGCCGCGCAACTTCAAGCCATGCAAGCTCGTGTTCGTAAAGCTAAGTACGGCACGCCAAAGATGCCGAAGCAGATTAAACCAACTAAAATGCTGCCCGCATGACGTATTTTGTTTCGGCGATTCCTTCCGGTCATATCCGTAATGTATTGCCCGAAATTCTTCCTCTCCTTGATCGCGCCGTAGCGCCGACCCGAGGCAGATGCGCAGTAGACGATCTGTTAGCTGATCTGCTGACAGGTGGGCAAGTTCTCTGGTGTGCGTTCGATCCGGACAATAAGAACAAAGTCGTCGGCATCGTCGTTACACAAATCTGGAACTACAAGCGAAGGCGAGCGTTAGAAATCGCGTTCTGTTCAGGTAGCGATCTTGCTAACTGGATTGATCCGATGTTCGACATGGTGATGCGGTTCGCCGTTGATAACCAATGCTCGCTGGTTGAATTTACTGGGCGTAAAGGTTGGGCTCCGGTGCTGAAGAAATACGGGATGAAGCCCGGTTTCTGGCGCTTTGAAGCTGACCTTTCAGAGTTGAAGAGGTAGTCATGGCAGGTGGCGGCGGAAGCGGTGGCGGCGGGAGTTCGACGGTTTATCAATCGTCGCTTCCTGAATACGCGCGGCCTTACTTCGAAAACATCATGGAGCGTACGCGCTCCGTGACGGAGCAGCCGTACGCCCCCTACACGGGCGAGCGCCTCGCGGGTCTTAACCCGATGCAGGCTAGTGCGATCAACAACCTGTCCAACTACGGCGGCAACCAAGCTGCGTACGGCACAGGCTCCGGGATGGTGGCGCAGGGTGCCAACATGTTCGGCGACATCGCCAACGCCGGCCCCGGTGCGTACGGTCTTAATAACGGCAGTTATTCCGGTTTCGAGAACTTCTCCAACCCGCAGAACGTTCAAGCCGAACGTGCCGGCACCGGCATGTGGGGGCAGTCCACGGCAGATGCGTACATGTCGCCGTACATGCGCAACGTCACGGATATTCAGAAGCGCGAAGCCAACCGCCAGTACGCGATCCAAGATCAGGGGCTGCAAGACTCGCTGGTCAAGCGCGGCTCGTTTGGTGGCACCCGGCAGGCAATCATGCAGGCCGAAGGCGACCGCAACCAAAACATGCTGCTCAACGACATTGAGCAGAAGGGCCAGCAGTCGGCGTACGAGAACGCGCAGGGTCAGTTTGAGCGGGATCGCAACGCTTCGCTTGCCACGCAGAACATCAACATTCGTAGTGGGCTGGAAGCCGCGCTTGCCAACCAAGGCGCGGGGATGGACTTCAACCGCCTGCTGGAGTCGGCGCGGGGCACGAACCTCGGGCAGATGTCCGGCATGAACAACCAACGCCTTGGTGCCGCGCAAGGCATGACCGGCGCAGGTACTCAATACGGCCAGCTTGCTGGCGCGCAGCAGGGCGACTTCTTCAACTATCTGAATCAGGTCAGTCGGTTTGGAGATCAGCTTCAGGGGATGGATCAGCAGCGCATGGATCTGTCCTACAACGACTTCACGAACATGCGGGACTACGACCGCAACAACCTGAACTTCTTCTCCGGGATCATGCGCGGCGTGCCGACCAGCACCAGCGGTGAAGCGACCCGGTACGATCCGACCCCGAGCTTCGGCAACACGGTTTCGGGTCTTGGCGGCATCGCCGCCAGCATGATGACGAGGTAAGCATGGATGTCTCGCTGATGCCGACCGAAGTTCTCCAACGAGAACTTATCAAGCCGACCGGCGCGTTTCCGGCGTACCTCGCGATGGCGGAGCTTCAAAAGCGCGTCGCCATGAAGAACCAAGGCGATGCGAGCAAGGCGCAGGGTCCGACGGTCGCGCAGCAGCTTGTTGGTCAGCCGACTGCGTATGCGGATGGCGGGTCGGTGCGTAGCTATCAAGGCGGAGTGTTCAATCCGGACGGTACGCCAAACGTGCAGCGGGGCATGAGCCCCGGTGGTTACTGGCAAGGTATTCTTCCGTGGCTGCTCGGTCAGGAAAATAGTAAAGGCGGCACGCCTCGCAAAGACTGGAATCAGCGCGACGAAGGTCCGGCGTTTATGCGTTGGTTCGGGGGCGCTGGCGGTGCAAGTGAAGCCGCTGTTGCGGGCGAACCGCCTGTTAGCGATTCTTACCGCGACGAAGGCCGCAACTATCCGTTTGTTCCACAACCCACAAAAGAAGATGCAAGAAAAGCTGATCAGCCGCCTGTACCACCTGAAGGCAAAGGTTCGTCTAGCGTACGCGCGGGTATTGGTGCGTATGCGCCGGGTGCGGCCCCCGACCTGAGCCGGTTTGCGATGCCCACGATGGGCACGCCGGCCGCCGTAGCGCGGCCTGACTTTGCTTCGATTCGCGCCGGCATGACGCTGCCTGATCGTACGGGCAAGGTGAGCGAGGGCATCGCCGGGCTTGAAGAGCGTCTAGGCCAACGCGAGAAGGGCAACCTGTCGAACGCGCTGATGCAGTTCGGCCTTGGTGCGCTTGCAAGCAAATCGCCGTGGACGGCGGTGGGTGCCGGTGAAGCCGGGCTTGGCGCGCTTAAAGACTACCGTGCTGCTCAGTCCGAGCAGGACAAGGCTCGCTTCGAACTTCTCAAAGCGCAGGGTGACATCGCGCGTATGCAAGGCGAGGGCGACCGGGCTGGGCTTCAGGCTGCCACGCAAAACTTTGGCACCGCGATGCGCTCGGCGGATTCGGAAGCCAACAACAACGCGCAGCTTACGGCGGCGCAGTATCAGGGCGCGGTGCAGGGGCGTAACACCGACGTGAACGCCGCCACGCAGATGTACGGAATTGGTGAAGCAACAAAAGCGCGGATGCAAGCGGCGGCTCTGTCCGCGCAGGCACGCGGCGATCAGAAAGAACAGGACACGCTGTTCAAGTACATGCGCTACATCGAGGACGCAGAGAAGCGTGCCGATGCGTCGCTGGCGACCGACGCCAAGACGATGCTGCTGATGGAGACGAACCCCAACGCGTTTGAACTTCTACGCGCGCAGCGCCGCGAAGCCGCCCGTCAGGAAGTCCTGATGAAGATGCCGGTCGAGATGCAGCAGCAGTTCTCGATGAACATGTCGGCTGCTGGCGGCGGTCAGCCCGGTATTGTTTCTGCTCCCCCGCCTAACGCTCGGATTCGGCAATGAGCTTTCTATCGCTTCCTGACGGTTCGTACCTTCAGCTTCGTCCGGGTGAAAACCCGGCGCAAGGGCGGCTGCGTGCGATGCAGCAGTACCCGGAAGCGTTTAACCTTAAAGGTCCGGAAGCTGCACCCGCTCCGCCTAGCGGCGTGATCCCCGCACTTAAGCAGGGCGCTACGAATTGGGCGCAGAACGTCGGCACCGGCATCATGGGGATGTTCAACCCGCAGGCAGCGGGTCAGGCTGCCGTGGTGGACGCGAAGCAGCCGCAGGCAGCAACGCTCACAAACTTCCAAGACGTTCAGGACGCCTTTAGCAATCAAGGTACGTTGTCCGGTATCGGCACGCTGGGTGCGTTTGCGCGCGACAGCATCGTGTCGAATCTTCCAAATATGGCAGCGTCGATTGCTGGTGCAAAAGCTGGTGCGATGGCTGGCGGCGCTGCGGCACCTTTCCTTGGCCCTCTGGCTCCTGTCGCTCCGCTTGCGGGCGGCGCGCTGGGCGCGTTCGTTCCTTCGCTGGTTACGCAGGCTGGTTCTAACATCCAGCGGCAAGCTGTTGAACAGGACAAAGCCGGACAACCCATCGACGTTTCTCGCGCTGCGGCATACGGCACTGCCGTACCGCAGGCCGGTCTGGACGCGGCGTCTACTTTCCTGATTCTTGGCAAGCTGGGCGTTGCGAAAGTCGGTGGCAAACCGATCCAAGAAGCAATGAAGGCTGCCGGGGCCGGCGCCGAGAAAGAGCTTCTAAAAGCCGCTGAGCGCAGCGTGCTTGGAAACGTCGGGCGCGGCTTCGGGCGTGGTGCTGCGGCAGAGATGCCTACCGAGGTCGCGCAGCAGGTTCTTGAACGCGCGCAGGCAGGGCTGCCTATCACGGGCGAGGAAGCTAACCGCGAATACTTGGAGGTGGCGGCAGCCGCCGGTATCTCGGGCGGTGCGTTCGGTGGTGCCGCGCAGTTTGGCGCGAAGGGCGCTGGACAGCAGCTTAAAAAGGCTAACGAAGCTCAGCACAAGATCAACCTGAAGCACTCCAAAGATTTCGCAGATTCCGAAAACGCGCGGATGCAGCCCAACGACGGGCCGAAACCGTTAGACGATTACGAACGAAATTTTGTTCCCGGATACGACAATCCGACGGTCCGCGAAGTCCAACCCGCAACCAAACGCGGTAAAGATGAAGACGGTGTTTCTGGCATGTTTGTCGGCACCGGCAGTACGGCAGACGCGCTGCGCGCAAAGATTGAAGAAGAGCAAAACGCCGGGCTAGTTGGCGGGTTCTACGCTGACGCTGCCACACGCGGAAAGCTCAAGTTTCAGGCCGACGCTTTAGACGAAGCAGACCGCATGACGGCGGAGGAACGCTCTGCCGAAGAAGAGCGCGTTGCTCGTGTCGACCAAATTGAAAAAGCGCCTTTTCAAGTAAACGCAGAACGTCGTGCAAATTTCAGCACGATGTTGTCGCTTCCCCGACTGCGTAGAAACAAAGAAGGCGTGGTTGACCCGGCGTTTACCGCCGAACTTCAAACTTCGCTTGATCGGGGAGTGCCTACACCTGCGTTTATTCAGGTTGCTGGGCTTCCTAAAGACTTTCAAAAGCTAGATCCTACTGCCCAACTAGAAGCTGTTCGTACTAAGCACGAGCAAGTTGCTGCGTCGCTTGATCCAAGCAAACCGGAAATACAGCAACGTTCAAAGCTCGCGCATCTTGAACTGCTGAGTAATTACGCTCGGGCGCTGGTAGCCGCAGCGGAAAATCCTTCTGGCGGGCAAGCTGCAATCGACGCAACGCGGGAACTAAATCCGGACACCAACATCCCGCGATACACAGGGCCGCGCCCGGAAGAAGTGCCCCAGCAGCCTCCGGCTGCCCCGGTGCAAGATCCGCAACAGCTTGACCTGATTCCGGGCGGGAGCCAACCGCTGTCTTCGTCTGGACCGCTAGCTGTCGAAGCGCAAGAACTCGGTGCGCAAAAGACGCAAGCCGAAGAAGCGCTTGCGCAGCGTCCGTTCGACCAAGACGCGCAAGATCAATTTGAACGAGTTCAGCATCCTTTCCAGCAGGCGCGAGAGCGGCAGCTTGCTATGCAAGCGCGGGAAGGGCTTCAGAGTGCGCTGCAAAGTTCGGCTATTCCGAGCGACACTCGCCAATTGCTGCAAGCAGCCTATGACATTCTGAGCCGCCCGGACGGTAGCCAGCCGCAGCGCGTTACAGATTCGAAAGAGCAGCTTGCTGCTGCGGCTGAGCGCGTTGTCAACCAAAGTCGGATGCGGCAGCCCGTCGATGCCGAAGGACTCCGGGAGGCACTGCTTGCGTTTCAAACGCCGGACACACGCACGCGGCCACTTTTCGGAAACGCTCAACCGCAGAAAGGCACTCCGGAAACTCCGGCAGCCAAACTTACCGACCTGCAACTCCGAAACAAAATTGCAGAATGGACGGGGCAGCTTAAATCAGCCAAGACCGCGCTAGACAACGCAATTAAGGCATCGCGGGAGGCAGTTGTTCAGTTCCGTAAAAAAGATACGGTGCTGTATCCATTGCGCGCTAAGTTAAACGCTGTCAACAAAACGCTTGCTATTCTCGATAAGAGAGATCCCAACGCACTTATCGACAAGATTGAGCGGTTTGCCGAAGGCGAAATGGATCCGGCAAACCGTCGGTCGTTTGCCGAAAGCGAGATGGACACACAAAGTCCAAATCGTTTTGCTGAAGGCCAGCCGAAAAACGAACGCCCGCTGACACCTGCGTGGCTTTCTACGATGCGCGCGCAGATTGTGCCTGCGCAGCAGGCGTTGGAAAAAGAACTTGCAGCACTTGAAAAGGAAGTCGACTCTGCGATGCAGCGGGCCGACGCCGAGTTTCAAGAGTTGCAAAGTAAGGTTGACGGGATCAAAGCACAGTCGCCTGCAAAGAAAGCACTAGAAGATAAAATTGCGGCTCGACGTAAACAGCTTGCCGAGATCGCTGAAGAAGCTCGAAAAGTCACGCAGCACGTCAGCCGCTCTCCGCATTTTGTAAAAGCGGCTCCGGTAAAGGTTCCGGTTGCTAAAGACAGTTCTACACGCGCGGCAGCGATGCCTCCGCCAGTTCCCGGCACTAAACCAAGCGTCGTTAACAAAAAGACGGCGACACGAACCAACATGGTCACCGAGGAAGGTGACCCGGTTTATCGCGAGCGCACGCAGACGCAACGCTTTGATACGCCAGAAGCAACACAAGCCACGCCGCCTTCGGTCGGGTGGAGTAAACCCGCGCGTGAACTGACGCCAGAAGAACGGCAAGCCAACGAAGCAGAGTTTCAACGCGAAGTTGCCGGACGCGAAGAACAGATTGATGGACTTTACAAAAAAGCTCCAAAAACTAAACTTGACGACAAAGTTGAAGGTTCTGACAACCTAGATGAACTGACCCCGGCACAGCGCCGAGAAGTCGAAGCCGCGCTTAAAGGTAAGAAAAAAGCGGAGGGGCAACGCGGCCAGACGCAAGACCCTTTTTCGACGCCAAAAGCCGACGACGTACTCTCGGATCCTAAGCAGCGTCTTCTAGGAGCGGCAACCGAAGCAATTCGACGCCGCTTTGGAGATACGCCAACGCCACAGCAAACCCGAGACGGTGTGCTGTACGCTGCAATGGATCTGCTGGACGATCCGGCTGCGCTTGGCGTTTCGCCGCTGCATGCGAAAGCGCTTCAACAATACCTCTCGTTGCTCGACGGGCTGACAAAGAACGTCACCGTTAACTTTCAAAACGACTACAAGTACGCGGGCGAATACTTCGCGGAAAGCAACTCGATCACGCTGGATTCCAAAGCGTCGGTCGCTACTTTCGTACACGAACTTGCGCACGCAGCTACCGTCAAATCTCTTGCCGATACGGTCAGTGCTTACCGTGCGAACGTAGGCACGCCGCCTGTCGAAAACATTCGCAAGGCGACGCCCGAGCAGCTTATCGAAATGGCGCGGGGGCTAGCGGCAGCCGGCGCTTGGCCGCAAGAAAAAGCCAACGCGCTTGAAAACCTTGCGGTGGCGTGGGGGTCTGTCGAAGAAAGCGGGCGTTACGGCGGCGCAAACATTCTTGAATTTGCGGCGGAGTGGTACGCCGACCCGACGTTTGCAGACTTTGCTTCGAAGCAAGTTGCTGGGCTGAACCTGAAAGACACGACACCGAACAGCGGGTTCTACGCAAAGCTGCGTAAGCTGGCCGACAAAGTGCGTAACTTCATGGCCGATTTTCTCGGCTTGACTGGGCTGCAACGTACAGCGTTTGAACGCATCAGCAACAGCGTCGCGATGTTCCACGACAATGCGCAGCGCGACGGAAGTATTGCTCCGGTACAGCACAAGCCGGACATGTCGCATCTGGAGTCTGATCTTCAGACGTTTTCCGACGTTATCCAGCACAAGAAAGATCCGGGGCTGTGGGCTACGATCAAAGCGAACATCACCGGAATGGGGTTCCGGGTCAACGTGCTTGATACAGGCGGAGCGCTGGAAGAAGTAGCGACCCGCGCGCGTGACGCAGGCAAGATTGACAACGACACATGGCTGCGCACCATGTGGCCGTACAGGCAGGCAAACCTGACCTCGCACTACATGCGCTCGATGCTTGCCGACAAAGAAGCGTTCTTTAACCCGCAGACCGGCATGCTGGATCTTCGGGATTCGCCGAACACGGTCATGAACGAAGCCAGACTGCTCGCAGAGCACGGTGTGCCAGAAGGCGAAACAACGTTTCAGCTTTACAAGGTCGCCAAGCGTGCGCAGCGTGTTGGTGTTGATCGCCTGCGCAAAGCGCTGGGCAATGAAGGGCTTGACAGCACGTGGACCAAAGACAAGATCGACAAGGCTGCGCGGCTTAACGAGCAGTATCCGATCTTCGACAAGCTGTACGAAATGGCGAATGCGCGGCACAACGCGCTGCTCGATCTGATGGCGCAGTCTGGTCGGATGCCTAAAGAGCAAGTCGAGCTTCTTAAATCGTTTGGCGACTATGTGCCGTTCTACCGTGCGGATGACGACGGCACGCTGTACATCGTTCACGACGACAGCAAAGAAATTGCAATCGGCAAAATCGACGACCCGCAAGAACTGAAAGCGCTGCAAGGCGGCAAGGGCAAGATCAAGCCGTACTTTACGAACGAGATCACGAACACGCGCTACATCCTGAATAGCGCGCTGCGCAACAACGCGCTTCGGCAAACAGTGAAAGTTGCCGAAGACCTGAAGCTGGGTTACCGAACCGGAACCAAACGCTCGGCTACCCGCACGCTGACATTCTACGAAGATGGGCAAGAGAAGTTCTTTGAGTTTGACGACAAGGCAATCAGCGATCCGGAACAAGAAGGACTGTACGACGGTGTTTCCGCCGAACTGATCGCAACGGCGTTCATGGGCACGCGATATGCACTGCCCGCTGCGCTCAAGTTGATGCAGTACCCGGCAAGACTGCTTCGGCAAGCCGTCACACGCAGCCCGCTCTACCCGCTGCGCCAGCTTCTGCGCGAACCGATCACGTCAAACTTCACGGCCGGCAACAATACGGTGCCGCTGGTGGGCGCGCTGCAAGCGCTGGTCGGGGCTAAGCAGGAATACCGCGATTCCGCCAAGACGCTTGAGCGGTACGGCATCGTTGGCGGGCAGGCGCTGTCCGGCACGACCGAAGATGTTCAAGATGTGCTGCGCAACCTCGTCGCCGGTAAGACACCGCTGAACAAGGCACTCGCTGCGCTCGACAAGTTCGCGATGGCTGCGGACATGTCTACACGGCAGACGATCTTCGCGTCGGCGATGAAGCAGGGCATGAGCGAGCCCGAGGCCGCACTGATGGCGCTGGAGTCGATGAACTTCACGCGGCACGGCGCGCTGCCCACAGTGCAGATGCTCTCGATGCTGGTGCCCTTCTTGAACGCGCAGCTTCAAGGTCTTGACGTGCTCTACAAGTCCGCGCGCGGCAAGATGGCGTTCAACGACCGGCTTGGTATTCAGAGGAAGTTCTTCACCCGCGCCGCGATCATGTCCGGCATGGCGATGGCCTACGCTGCTTCCATGTCCGACGAAGAGCCGTGGAAAACGGCGAACGAGCAAGAGCGCGACATGAACTGGTTCGTGCCGGTGCCGGGCGTCGAGGGCGCGTGGATCAAGGTGCCGGTCAACTTTGAAATCGGCTATCTGTTCAAAGCGCTGCCCGAACGCATGATGGCGATCATGCAGGGCGACGACAAAGCTACATCGGTTATCAGTTCGTTCAAGTCGTTCGCCGCGCAGACGTTCCCGAATCCGATCCCGCAGGCGATCAAGCCGGTGCTGGAGTGGTGGACGAACTACTCTTTCTTCACCGGCCGTCCGATCCAGACCGAGCGGATGATGAGCCTCGATCCGAGCCAGCGGTTTACGGAGCGTACGTCCGAGCTTGCGAAGGCAGCCGGCCGCGTTACAGAGTTCACGACGCCGACCGGGCAGAAAGTCGGACTATCCCCGGCCGTAATCGAGCATTTGGTTCGGGGGTACACCAGCCAGCTTGGCATGGTCGTCATGCAGACTGCCGGCGGAGCGATGGAGGCGATGGACGGTAGCCAGCGATCGGAAAGACCTACACGAGAATTGTACGAAACTCCGTTGTTTGGGCCGGCGCTTGCAAATACGCGCGGGTTCGGGCCGACCAACAAGTTCTACGAGATCAAGACGGAGCTTGACCGTCGAGCCAACACGCTGCGCGATCTTGCGATGCAAGACCCCGACCGAGCCCGGCAGTACGCGCAGGACTACGCGCAGGACGCCGCCATGTCCAAGGTTGCCAACCAAATCTCCGGCAAGCTCAACCAGCTTCGCAAACAGCAGGCGCAAATCTGGTACTCGGACGCCGACCCGGACGAGAAACAGCGCAAGATCAGGCAGCTACGTGAAGCCGAGCTTCAGCTTGTCAGCCGCTTCAACGTCCAGTATCAGGCGTTACGTTAAACGCCAGACGCGCAGCCCGTAGAAGCCGTCGTGTACTTCCTCGTTGAAGCGCACGCGGCACTCTACGGCTTGCGCAAACTCCTGCACCTCTGACCTCACGCGGTCGGTATCCAAGCACGGCACGAAGAAGCTGTCGCCGGGCATCATTAATGCCAGAGGGTAGAAGTATCTAGTCTTCCTTTTGGACGGACGTTCCATCGGAATCCGCCACCACCGCGTCGATGTCGTTACGCAACGACACGCCAATCTCTACACACAGGAGCGGGAGGTCAATCCCGAGGTTAGTGTCCGCAAACAAACGGCGTCGGCACCCAGTCTTCACGGCTCTCTCAAACGAGAGTTCAACCAGCAGTTCGTTTGCATCAAGGCGCTTTTCATGCTGACACCACGTACGAAACGACGCTTCTTCGATATAGAGTTTCGCGTCGTCACAGCCCTCTACCTTTTCGAGACGACCCCGAATATCCCGCGCAGTAAACTTGGAATCAGCGAGTGCCTTGAATCCGATAGTCGTGTTGTGCCCACCGCCTCCACCCATGTCGGTGATCACGAGAAACTGCCCGAAAAACTGGTTGATGTAGCGCGCGAGAATCTCCGTCGCGCTCTCCCTGAGTTTCAGGGCAACCGTTCGTTGGTTAAGGAATAACTCATAGACAAACTTCTCAGCGTGCGAGCAATCAAAATCAATGATCTTGGCTTCTTGCGCCAGCGGGATCGCCGCCAGCACCGTGACCGCCCATGCTCGCCAAAACCGTTCATCGTTCTGCGGTGCGACGTGTCGCTCAAGCAATCTCTCCGCAGCAACGATCGCCATGCGGACGCGCTCCGGGCGCGTGACCAAGTACCGTACGAATTCGGGGCCGGCGTGTCCGTAGTGATTCTTCAGGTTGTCGAAGATCCGGCGCTTCTCAAGCGGAAGCTGGATCACACGGTTGACTGGAATATCTACGATCCGACGAAGTTCAGGGGCGATGTTCCGTCCCTCATTTTCCAGCAGCGTGGCAAGCGTTGCGTTGCTGGAGCACACAAGATGCGAGTTCCAGTACGTCGTGTTCACCTTCGCGCGGCCCTGCGAGTCCAGCCGCTCTTTACCTTTGCCGTGCGTGACCTCCATCACCATGGAACGCAACCGCTCCGCAGCCTGCGTAGCAATCTCGTCGACTGTGCAGGCAATGTCGTGCAGCACGCCCATGAACTGCTGGATCGCCACGTTCGACGAACTCGATGGCAGCGCCATGTCTTGCGGGTTACCCCACAGCGAGTTGATCGCATAGAGCAGCGTCGACTTGCCGGTGCCCGACATGGGAGCGCCGAAATGAACCAGCACGCCGCGTTCGGCTTGCGAACGCATAAGCAGCGAGCCAAACCCCGACAGAAATCCAGCCATGTGCCGACCTCCTTCGGGTACGCTGTAGACACGAATAACTTCTTTCCAGCCGTCGTAGTCGCCAACCTTCTTCATCAAATTGATCTGGTTGGTAGCGGCGGGGCAGGCCGGTACAGGCCGATAACCACGGGGCGAGATTTCTACCTCGCCGATAACGAATGACTTTTCGTCTTGCCAACCGAGGTGAAGCGGTACGGTGGTGGCGCGTGTGGTGTAAGTTAGGTTCTTGGCAACCGCGTTCATGTACAGAGCGATCTGCTTCGACTCGCTCTCCAGCACCGGCACCCCAGCGCTGTCCAAAACAACCTTGAGCTTGTCCGGGGCCATCTTGTCCCCGCCGATGAAGATCTGCTTCCAACCCTCGACCGGGTTGTGGCACAACGCGCGAATTGAATATGAGCCGCCGTAGTTCACCATCGACACAAAGAACAGATTGTGTGAGGTGACGAGCTTGTGCTCTTTTTGGGTAACGCCGTCGGAATCAGTCTTTTGCTCTAAGACGTAGATACCCACGCCGTTTGGCCCCCACACGTACGGGGCCGGCAGTGGAGGAATCTCCGAGGGTAGTTCCGTCAGGCGTTCTTCTGTTGGGCGCGGCTTGGCTTCCGGGTCCGGGTCTTCCGGTTCCTCCGGGCTCTCCGAGGGTTCCGATGCCGACATGTAAGCCAGCGCTTGCGGGGGCGGGGGCGGGCCGGAGCGCAGCACCTTCGTCAACATGATCGGCCCGACGATCTTCCCGTTGTGGCTGCACGTCGAGCAAGCGTCCGGGTTCTGGCTGGACTTTCGGAGCGCCTCGCAAGAGTACGGCCCCCGCATGTCCTTTAATTTCTGCTCGGCCCGGCTCCAGTCGTAGGGGTGAAGCTTCGTCAGAAAGCGCGCCGACTTTTCGCGGTCCGTGCAGCAAGAAACAATAGTCAGTAGCCCGCGCCACAGCGGCTCCATGTTTTGCTCTTTGGCATTGCGCACATAGTAACGAAGCTGTTCGCATCCGTCGTTAGCCTCGGTGCGATCCAGCAGCCGGCGAAACACCGACTCCTCGTTACCAGCGAGCGCGAGCGTCAGCGCGCTAGGTTCGCTCTTGGGCAGGGGTGTCCCTTCCAGCGCGAACAGGCTGCTCGGTGCCTCCTTCTTTGTGTACGGCTCGGCAAGAGTACGGAACACTTCGAACTCGGTCTGCGCGCCTTCCTGCAAAACCTGTACAAGACGCGGCGCGTCAGGGTTCTTCGTGTTCAGCGTGCGTGGCACGCGCAGCACGCGTGCAGCATCGGCAGCGGCGGATCGGTCGATCCGGATGCCCTTGACCTCCAGCATTGCCTTGAACCCGTCGGCAACGCGCTTCCACTCGGAGGTCGGTACGTCTTCGGTGAACGCCCAATAAACGTGGATGCCGTAACCGGAGTCTACGAGGTAAGGCACGCTCAGTCCGTGCTCGGCGCTGAACGCGTTAATAACGTCGGTTATTACTTCCTTTGATTCGTAGCCGGCGGTGGCGTTGGCGTGAGCGTCTCCGTTTTCTTCGATGTCAAGGAACATCGCGCGGGTAAGCAGCGCGTTGTCGGCCTTACGACTTTGGTTGGTCTTAAACGACGACAGGGCGAAATACACATTTCGCCCCGCCTTCATGTTCGCCCCGATAAGGGGTTTAAGTTCGTCGATGTTCTCGGCGAACTGCTGCACAACCGGATCGGTTTTTCCCGCGATACCGACGATGCAGTAAACCCCCTGCGCCGGAAGAACCCGGCGCATGAACTCCAACGGCTGCATGCCGGAACCTCGTCAGGTCGAGAACTTTTTCAGTTGACGCAGTGCGTCGTCCAGATCTTTCGCATCAGTAAGAAGTTGGAGAAGTTTCGTAGCTCGATCGTGGTAACGCTCGGCCACGCTTCCGGTCTTGAACCAGTTGTAGATGGTTTGACGCGAAAGGTTCGTAGCGTAGGCGATGTTGGCTACAGGCACGCCCAACCGCACCGCTTGCTTTGCAAGTTTTGAGCCGAGAGTTCGGGAATAGTTGCTTGTAATCTTTTGGCGAAAATCAGTTCTGTACGTCATGGCATACCTTTAGAGGAGAAGAAAACAGGGGCCGCAGCCCCTGTCGTAAGCACAAGGTATGCTCAGGCGTCGTCCCACTCTTTCATCACGTCGGCAATGCTCGCTTTGTCGACGGTCGGTGCTTCGGTCTTGCCCTTCGCGCGGGTCTTCGGTTCTGCGGCAGGTTCCGGAGCAGCAGGCTTGGCTTCGACACCATCTTGCTTGGCGACCGTGAACGCCACGGCTTGCAGCGCGTCTGGCGACTGGCCTTGCGCTTGTGCCAGCTTGTACTCCGCCTCGTTCAGATAACGCAGACCACGGAAGAACAATTTGGGAACGGGTGCTTTCGTATCGAAAGAAAGCTCAGTGACGATGCTATCCGGATCAACACCCTGCGCTTTCAGCATGCGCGCGTAAGACTGGAGCGGATGCTTGCCGGATTCCTCGTCGCCAAACAGCGAGGTGGCAGGCACCGACAGTTGCAGCACGTCGCCCTCGATGTTGTTCGCCAGCACCACGGCAAGACGCTGCGAGTAACGGCAAGCGCGCGAGTCGCCCTTGCCCGAGCCCTTGATGTTCTGCGCGCATGTAGCGCAGGCCGGCGACTGCGGGTCAGGAACATCGGCGTCAGGCTTCAGCCCGTCAGCGGACCAGCACTTCGGCGCGGCAGTCTGATCGTCCGAATACTCCCCTGCGTAGTACGTTCGCCCAACGCGCGGCATCGCGTTGACGATGATCACAGGCAGCTTGCGATCTTCGATGCTCGCAATCTCCTTGCCGCCCACGATCATGCGGAACACACCGCCCTTGATCGACAGACGCTTGCCTTGTGCGCTACCCGCCAGCGCGGTTGTCAGCGCGGAGTTGCCGCCTTGTTTGATGTGCGAGGGGACTGCCCCGCCAAAAGGAACCACTTCGTTTGTGCTCATGGATTTTCAGTTCAGGGTTTCGTCAAAGTCGCTACCGATCATCTTTTCGAAAGTCTGGTCGATGATCGCGTGAATGAAGTCCTTGGAAATCTTCTGCTCGCGGATACCGCGCATCACCAGCGTCATGCCGATGGAGAGCGTTACGTCCGATTCCATTTCAAGCGTGTTGATGAACTCCTCGATCAGTTTAAGTTTAGCTTCGATCTCGTCGCTAACCTCAGCCATCCTTTCTTGAACTTCTTCTGGAATGGTGTCGTCCTCGCTGATTTGTACTTTGCTCACTTGGCGTTTGCCTTTCTAACGCTTACGTCGTACTTCGAATCCGAGTTCAATGTCGGCGGAATCACGCCGGGGTTGTTCTTCAGAAACTCGGTCATGTTCGTCTGGTGGATCCGCTTCTCGTACAGATCAACCGCTTCATGCTCCAGCACGAACTTGTTGAACTCCGACCAGTCGTTGACGTAGTAGCGCGTCTTGATGGTCTTCCAGACAGTACCGAAAGGTGTGCGGATGCTTTCCGCGCCGGTTTCTTTCAGCATGTCCAGCATTGCCTGAGCTACGGTGTCTTGCTTCTCCTTGAGCTTGTTGATCTCCGTGTCGCGTTCGTCGGTGACGCGTTTGATTTCATCTCGGAGCTTGATGTAGATCTTGACTAGCTTTTCCATGGGAGGGATTGCGTCCGCCATGCGAAGTCCTCGTGGGTTAATAACCGGCGTTATTGCCGGGGAACAAACTTTACATGTTGATCAACTCTTTGTAAAGCGAAACCACAGCTTCGTGGTCGTCGATACGTTCTGACAGCACCTTGTACATTTTTCTTTCTACGTCGCTGCCTTCGATGTGAACGACGGTGACCTTGGTGCTGTCCTGCCCTACCCGGTCAGCACGCGCGATACATTGAATGTAAGTCTCCACCGACATCACCGGCCCCCAAAACACAACCGTGTCGGCTGCCGTCAGTGTGACGCCGTGCGAGGCCGCCTGCGGCTGAATCACCAGAACGCGAAGCGTAGCATCAGTCTGGAATTGGTTGAAGATCAGGGCGCGCTTGCCGGGCGTTACGTCGCCGTGAATCGCATCGCAGCTTATGTTGGACTTCTGTAGATGCTGCTGGATCGTATGCATGGAGTGCCTATACGGCGCAAACACGATCACTTTGCGTTGCGTTTCGGCCAGCACTTCGTCCAGCACGTTCAGCCGCGTTGAGCAGTCGAACTCCACCACGGTGCCGGAATCAGTGTACGCAGCGCCTGCTGAAATTTGGAGCAGCTTGTTGACGTTGACGGCGGCGTTGACGGTCGTGATCACTTCGCCTGCGGCTTCGACCAGCATGCGCTGCTTGAGTAGCTTGTAGTACTTTTCCTGCTGCGTGGTAAGCGGTGCTTCGCGCGTAACCGTGATGACCGGCGGAAGATCTAGACACTCAGCCTTCGTGAATCGGACTGCCGGTTGCAGGACGTTGTGGACTTGTTCGGCTGCCCCCGGTTTCGGCACCCACTTGAAGTTCGACACTTTGTACAGGACAAGGTCGCGCCAAGCAGTAAGAAATTTCGGCACAGAGGTCGGGTTGACCAATTTTGCAAGACCGTACGCATCCTCCGGCGATTGTGAAGCCGGAGTCCCCGTCATCATCCACAGGTGCGTGTCCGGGCGCAGAATCTTGTTGAGCGTCTTCCATCGTTGTGTCCTTGAGTTTTTATAGGCGTTCGCCTCGTCAACGATCACAAGATCGAACCGGCCGTCTTTGACAATCTCCTCGGCGCAGATGTTCAGTCCGTCGTAGTTCATGATGACGAACTCGTAGTTGCGCCGGATGGCGTCAATGCGCCGCTTTGAATCGGTGTGGTACGCGATGACAGCGCTTCGGTGCAGGACGGTCTTCATCAGGTCGTCCATCCACGCCGCCTTCATGATCGACAGCGGGCACAAGATCAGGCAGCGCCGCACAGCGCCCCGCGCCATCAGATAGTCAGCCGCCCACAGCGCGGACACGGTTTTGCCGGTGCCGGGTTCGTTGAACACGAACGCGCGCTTGTGCAGCGTAAGAAAAGAAGCCGTCGTGTTCTGGTGCTTGAACGGCTTGTATTTGCCGGGCCAGTTGTAGTCCCGGTTGATCGGAGAGGGGACGTTTTTGACGCCGAGCCGTTTCAGCAGGCGTGCTTCTTCCAAACCCCAAAAGACGACGACTTCATGCTCCGCCGTCTGTGTGCTGCGCTTGATTGCAGCCGTGTACTTCTCGGGATTTTTAGTTCTTAGTACGAGTAGCTTGTTGTCAACTACCTGCATTTTTTAACTTGAAGTACAGAGTCTGCTTGTACGTATCGTACATCCTCTCCACCTTCAAGTCATGAGCAAGGACTTCGAACAGTGCGGAGCCCACGCAGTCATTCATTACGTCATCAACACTCGCTACTTCATCGCCAAACTTCGCGCGCCACATCGTACGAACGTCATCAAGCTCCATCGCCTTGAACGACTCCACCAGCGCAGCAACCTCCGCGTTGGTGACTGTCAGATCGAGCGGGAACTGCGCCATGACATCCTTGAATTTGTACGGCTCTTCCAGACGCTTATCTCGTACGTTCAATTCGACCCAGTATTCAGCGTGAAAGTTCTTGGCATCTCGCGTACCGACTGTTCCTTCTTCGTGCTTGTTACGTAACTCTTGTACATGGCTCGCGAGGTCTTCGCACAGATCTCCGGGCCTTCGGTGGATGTATTCCTGAAAGACACCTTGGTGGTCACGCACACGTTCCTCGATAGCTTGGCGGTGCTTGATTCGGTTTCTTTCTCGTTGAAGCTCACGTAGTTCAAGCCAAGTTTTGATCAACCAGTAACCACCAACTGCGCCTACTGCCACAAGAGCAATGTTTTCTAGCATTGTTTGTTCCCGTGTTCATTTTTTCTTCCGACGCTCCTTGTCGGAAACTTCAGACACGACCTTGTGGTTGCTGCCACGCTTGATCGACATGTTCTCCTTCGGGTCTTGGATGACCAAGTTGGACAACGTGGACTTGCCACCTTTACTTAACGCAACTTTGTGGCCGACGTGTTTGCCGTCGCGGTCGATGCCGGCGTTGTCGATCAGGCGTCGCGCTTTCGCGCGTTCAAGGTCGTCCTTGTTCTTGCCTGTCTTTTTGTCTTGGCGCCACTCTTTCTTCCAGTCGCGCTTATGCAGGGGGGTTGGCATGATTTACTCCGGATGATTTACACAGTCAGTGACAGGGCAGAACCGGCACAACGGCGTCGGGGTGGGGTTCCATACTTTTGTCCTGTGTGCTTCGTCGATCCGGCCAACTCGCTCGCGGTATTTAACCCACAGCATCGAGGAGTCGTCGATGAACGTCTTGCTTTTAACTACGCTGTTCTTCACGACAAACAACAGCGCCGAATGCACGACCTTGATACGCGGGTAGTGCGCGAAGGTCATCAGCGCCATCAGATCTAGCTGGTCAGTGTCGGGATACTTATCGTTCCCGGTCTTGTAATCAACAATCCAAGCACGCTGGTTTTCGTCGTCGATGATCAACAAATCCGCGATACCTCGCACCCATACGTTCGGCGCAAACCAATCGCAGGGATCCAGATCGCGGGTAAGTGCCATCTTCTGCTCGCCGAACTTCTTGCCCGGCTTCTCCAGCAACGCGTCGATGATGGGCCACATGAAATCGTAGCCCGGAGTCTTTTCGCCGGTCAGCGTGTACTTCTCCGCCGCCTTGTGGACTTCGTTGCCGTAGCGGATCTGCTCGGTTTCCTTGAACGGGAAACGCTTGAGCACTTTGACTTCGTGATACCGCTTCGGGCAGCCTTCGAAGTCTTTGAGCGAGGAGTGGCTCCACGTGACCGGCTTAGTCATTGTTCTTTGATCAGAGTTTGAACTTCTTTTTCGAGCGCTGTTCTTGCTGCACTTGGAGCGACCAGTTCATCCAGTCTTTCTGAAACTGCGCCACACTCCCCACGTTTTTCCAGTTCGGATTCGACAGAAAGCCATACCGCGTTGACGAGTTGGTCCACGAATTGTTGTACAGGTGTGCGCCGGTCGTGCTGAACCAGATTGTTCCGGGTGGAAAGTGTGGGTTTGGTGTTCGCAGTTCGGATAACCCCCGCGTGATCTCCAAATCGCCAAACTCCGATGAACTCTCTTTTTCCATCGTGTGTGTATCCTAGTTCTAGTCTGTAGGTGATGTTATTGATCGTGACGCTGCGCATCAATCTTGTCCCGCAGATACAGATCCATGGAAAGCACGGCGCTGTACATGTTTTCAACAGACTGAAGACACAGTTCCCACTTCTTGTCGGGAAGCTGCTGCGTAAGCGCGCGGACGGACTTCTCCATCACGTTGAGCGCGTCGGTGTAATCCTTGTGATCGATCGGCATGCGTTCTCCTATTTGGCCTCGCCGTAGCGCTCATGAAACCCTCCTTCGGCGGCGAGCGGGATGCCGGGGAGGTAACTCGGTTCCAGTGTCATCTGCTCGACCATCCACGCAGTACCTTCTGCCGCTTCGGACTCGGGGATGATTGCCACGGCTTCGTCGTGAACCGTCAAAGCTACCGGGTAGCGTTCTTGGATGCGCAGCATGCCGTCCGTCATGACAATCCGCGCAATTGCCTGAACAATATTTTCCGTCAACTTGGAACCGTAGATTTTAACGTCAGACTTGCCGTTCTTGTAAAAGTAGTTGCCGGTGTCCGTGTCCATCCGAAGCTCGGGGTAGCGCAGCGCCATGCCGTTGGGCATCCAGATGGTCTGGTGCTCGACCTCCAGATTCTTGAACGACATCTTGTTTCCCTGCGCCAGCATCGTGTCGATGAACATCTGGCAATGTTTCCAGAACTTCGTGACGGTCGGCGATGACGCGCGGTATTTGCGGATGATCTCGCTTGCCGCGATGCAGTGAATCAAAAGCTCAGACTCTGTGCAGGTATGCGGTACCTCCAAGGCACGGTTGAAAAACACAGGGTCTTGCATGTACTGACGTACCGTATCCCCGCCGATCTTCATCTGGCGCAGGAACGCCATGTCGTAGCGCACAGGCGGAGCGCCAAGAAAACCAACCAATAACTGCGCCGCGAACGAGAACCACGACAGCCCGTAACCGCAGCCTAGCAAGGCCGACTTGGCCGACTGCCGCAGCACCGGGTGGCTTTCCTTAGTCATGCCGGGGATGCCGAACATGCCCGCGCCGAACTGCGAATACACGTCCTTGCCGGAGCGGAAGATCTCCATCACCTGCGTGTTACCCGCGTACCACGCCAGCACACGTGGCTCGATCTGCGCTAGGTCAACCACCGCACACACATAACCTTTCGGCGCGTAGATAGCCTTCCGTAAGAAAGACCCGCGCTTCATGTTCTGCATGTTGATCGCCTGCCCCCGCGCAGCCTGCACCCGACCCGTCAACGCGCCGTAGTAATGCAGGGGGACAGGTAGTGCCCCCCGCTTGGCAATGTCGATGAGCCGCTGCGCCCGCGTGCGGGCCTGCGTAGACTTGACCTTCAGCCTTGCCTCGCACAACGTCGACACGTTGTCGTTGTCGCTCTCCAGCAGCGCTTGAAACGCGGCGTCTGTCTTGGCAAACGCAGGCTTCACGTTGCCCTTCGGTGTCGTCTTCATCGGCACCTCGACACCCAGCGCGGACAGGATCTCGGCAAACTTGTCGTCGCTCGCCAAATCTGTTTCTTGGATGTTTAGGCGCGTCAAAAGCTCTGCCAGTACCCGGCGTTCCTCGTCTACCGCAGCTTGAAGCATCTGCTCGTCGAGCAGCATGCGAGGTTGCAGGTACATGCGCAGAATCATGTCGATCAGGCGTAGTTCCTTGACCGGGTAGTTGTACCTAGTCCGGATCTCCCGAAAGATCTGCTCACACAACCAGTTGTCGTGTTTGCAGTAGTCCGCAAGTTCGCGCTCAGTTTCAGGGTCCAGATCACGCACGCCGTCCGTCTTGGCAAGCGCCGTACCCTTAGAAGGCAGGGCGAAGCGCTCAGCAAGATCGGCCAGCGAGTTGCCCCCGCGCGGGCCATGAACAGCGCGTGACATCGACAACGTGTCGATAATGAATGCGGGCTGAACTTTGTACTCCCACATCAGAATCGTTGCGTCGAAAATCGCGTTGTGCGCCAGTACGGCGGTGTCCGACCATGCAGTTATCGCGGATAGTGCGGCTGGTAGGTCTTCCCTCGACACCCATCGACAATCGTCTTGACCGTACGTCTTCAACGCTGCGCCGTGTACTTTGAAACGAGGATCGCGGATGTACTCCTCGTTGGTCATGTTCTTGAGTGAGTATTTCTCCTTCGTGTTGTAGTAGGTTTCGAAGTCAATAACGAGGATGTTATTAAACTTGCGCATCAGTGAATGCGTGTGTCTGTGGGTTTGTCTTTGTCTTCGGTCATCGACAAGCAGGCTTGAATCATCGTACGCACATCGCTCATGTCGGCACGCGCAGTAACGATCTTCATGGCGCTCGCATCGTCTGTATCGCGCCTAGAAATCAGCACGAGGCTGATCTCGTCGTCGTTGCGCATGTCCTCGATCATCTTGTGCATCTCTTCGATGACCTGTTCTTTGCTCGTCACGGTGCTCACAGCGGAACCTCCTTTTCTTCGTCATTACCGATCTTCAACCACGTTTCAAGCATACGCAGCGTAGCAGGGTCATCGGTGATCAGGAAGAACGCGCCCCCCGCGTTTGTGATGTCGTAAGAGTTTTTCATTTGCAGGGCAGTCATGACGCCTTTGCCCGCTTTGCATTCGATGCCGATAAAGTTGCCTTTGTGGCAAACCAAAAAGTCAGGCGCCCCACTACTCCCGTAGCCTCCTGTCACGGGCATCACGTAGTAGGCGCCCGAGGCTTTGAGCAGGGCTTTAACTTTGGCCTTGACCTTCGCCTCGGGCGTGGCACTCACGACGATTGCTCGCCTTTCATGGTGCGAAGCTCTTTCTGGAGTTCGCCCACATCGACCATCAGCTTGATGATCAGATCCTCGATCTCCTTCATGCGGCTGATTGGCACGTGCTCCACGCCTTTCTTGACGATGACACCCGCCGCCATGCGCTGGCGGTTCAGTTCCTGCACACGCTGAATGTGCGCAAGACGCGCCGGGGTGGCGACCCAGTTCCCCTTGGCTTTTGTGGGGTGCGCTGCGCGGATGCGGCGGATGCCGCTCGGGCTCAGCCGGTTTTTCTTCTCTTCGGCGTTGGCCGCCTTTACCGCTGCTTGCTTCTTGGCGGCTTCTTCCTTGCGCTTGATGTCGGCTTTCTTCTCCGCGTCAAGCTTCATTTTCGCGGCTTCCACGTCCTTGCGGTGGACGAGGATAAAAGGCCGGGAGCCTTTGCCGACACGCGCCGCCACCGGGATGCCGTACGTGACCAGACGCTCTTCAGATTTCTTGCCGGCGGTCACGCCGAGGATGCGGTACGCGTCACGTGCGGAAATCAGATCGATTTGGTTGTCCATGTGTGTTTGCGTTGGTTGTCAGGTTGTGAAACGATCTTCCTTGTTGTAGGTACGTGCTTACATCAGCGCATAGATTCTCTCCTTTCAGTCTCAAAAAGCAAGTGAGACAAATGACATTGATCTCACTTTACATCAAGTCAACAGGAACGTAAACCCCATGTCAAACGTCAAAGTCGGCATGACCGGCCACGCCCCTAGCGTCCTTGTTCAGCCCGTTAAAAACAGCGAGCAGGAAAAGTACGACGAGGTCTGGAAGCACGCCGCTTACCGGGCGCATGCGCCGGGCGAACATCTTGTCGACGAGTTCATGCTGCGGTGCAGACCGCTCCCCGGAGACACCATTCTTGACTTCGGTTGTGGCACGGGACGCGCAGCCATTCGGCTGGCGAAAGCCAACCCTCACTTCAACGTCGTCGGTCTGGACTTTGCTGCCGGCTCGCTGGATGCCGAGGTTGCCGACGGGGTAGCGCAGGGCGCTATGAAGTTCCACGTTGCCGACCTGACCCGCCCGATTACCTACGCCGGCAGGCTTGGGATGTGTACGGACGTGATGGAGCACGTGCCGGAACCTGACGTTCAAAACACCCTTAAAAACATCCTGAACGCGGCGCAGGTAGTGTTTTTCCAGATCTGCACGGCGCCGGACCACATGGGGGCGCTTATCGGCGAGACGCTGCACGTGACCGTCAAACCGCACGCTTGGTGGAAAGCACAGCTAGAAGCGCTGGAATGCACCTTTTTCTACGAAGACGAGCGGGGTGTTGAGTCGATCTTCGTCGTGTCTAACTGGATTAACGTTAGAAAACTGATCGAGCGCGGCGGTATCAACATCCCGGAAGAAGAACTTAGGGATCACATCCGCCAAAACGTCGCCGCAGATTACACACAGGTGACGCCCCACGAGCTTCAAGCGACCGAGATCATGGTGGTAGCGGGGGGTCCATCGCTAGCCGCATACGCAGACGAAATCAAAGCAAAACGCCTTGACGGAATGCCCCTCGTTACGGTAAATGGTGCCTATAATTGGGCCTTGGCACACGGGCTATCCCCGTCGGCGCAGATCATGCTCGACGGACGCGAATTTATGTCGCGCATGCTCCAGCCCATTGTGCCGGGGTGCAAGTATCTGCTTGCTTCCCAAATGCACCCATCTGTTCTACGGATGGTGCCTGCCGATCAGTTGTGGATGTTTCACGCTGCAATCAGCCCGAAGACGGCGGAGTTTTTTGACTCCCTGTACGAAGGCAAACCGTGGTTCCCGGTTCCGGGCGGTTCCACGGTGATGCTCAGAACTTTCCCGTTGCTGCGGATTCTTGGGTTTCGGCGTTTCCACGTGTACGGCTTCGATTCGTGCATGCAGGACGACGCCCATCACGCTTACGCGCAACCGGAAAATGACAGCGAGCCTGTCATGAACATCCAGATCGGCACGAAGACGTTCTTTTGCCAACCGTGGATGGCTAGTCAGGCTCAAGAGTTTATAGACCTCGTACGAATGTACGGGGATGAGTTTGAAATGATCGTGTACGGGGACGGGCTGATCGCCAACATCCTTGAGCACGGAGCTTCCATGGAGTAAACATGCCTGCAACAGCGTGGTCTTTTTATACGAGAGCCAAAAGGAAAATTGGAAACGCCACGATTAACCTCGGGTCGAACAATTTTCTGATCGGTCTTTTCACTTCGGCGTCGAACGCTTCGACCGCCACTCTTTCTACTTACGCCTCGGTCAGTAACGAAGTCGCCAACGGAAACGGCTATGTGACGGGCGGTCAGGCGCTTGGGTCGCGTGTCTGGACCACGTCTGGCACTGCCATTAAGTTTGATGCCGCAGATCCGATCTGGACTGCAACCGGTGGCAACATCGCCAACATCAAGTTTGCGGTCATCAAGAATTCGGCAGGGCAGGCGTTGTGCTGGTCAAGGCTGACCACCGCTCAGTTCACGCTGACGACCAACAACACACTGACGATCCAGTTCGCGACGGCTGGCATTTTTACGCTGACCTAAGCGGAGTACGGGATGGCTACTCGTGTTGTGTACACGCCGATGTCGGCAGAGTTTCCGGTGTCCGCGTTTCCGGCGCTGAAAAAAGACGCGCAAGACCGCATGGTTCTAGCGTTTGACGCAGCGACAGATGAAAACATCTATTGGACTTCGGTTGCTCCGCAAGGGTTGACCGGCACAATCACGCTGGTCATTTTGTACTACATGGTTTCGGCTGCGTCCGGAGCCGTTCGTTTTCAGGCGGCGCTGGAAGCGGTTACTGCGGGTGACGCGTTGGATCTTGATTCTGCCGCTTCGTTCGATACCGACAATTCCAATGGCGCTACCGTTCCTGCCACGCAAGGTTACCTCGGGCAGATTTCTATCACCATGACGAACGCCGACAGCCTTACCGCTGCGGATGTATTCAGGCTCAGGTTGCGCCGCGATGCAGACGGCACTTCAGGTACGGACGACGCGGCAGGTGATTGTCATGTGCTAGCCGTTGAACTTCGGGATGCTGCCTGATGGCTGTTTCTTTTCCCGGCACAGCGGGGGTTTATCTCGTCCAAGCCGCAGGCTCGGGCGGGACTCCTTCGATGACAAACGTCACGATCTGCGGTTGGGCAAGACTAGACGCCGATCGAAACGCGCTGTCTAACATTTGTTCTTTGCAGAGCGTTGCGCCGGGGTTTTCGTACATTGGCATTAGTACCGATTCAGATGGCACGACGCTTGTCGGACAAACCGAAGGGCTTAGTACAACTGTTTTGTCTTTAGCGGTAAACGACATTTTCTTTTGGGCATTTTCTTGCTCAGGCGCTGGCACTAATACATTTACAGCCTATGCCGCAAAAATTGGCGATTCGGCACTTACAAGCGTAACGATTAACGTAGCCGACGTTGCCGATACGGACGGGTTACTGACATTTGGCGACAACGCATACAGTGAGCCTTTTAATGGTGTTATAGACAACATCATCATTTTTGATTCGCTTTTGTCTGCGCAAGAACTTGAACAACAACGTTGGAAACGCGTTCCTGTTAAAGCGGCGTGGGCGTGGTACCCGCTGCTTGGACCTACGTTTTCAGACAGTCTTGTTGATTTTTCTGGTAACAACCGAACTATCAACGGATCAACGCCTACACCGCCAACGCAAGCAGATTCGCTTCCGTTTCCGTGGGGCGCGCGCGCTCTGCTTATCTCGCAGCCGCTGACGCTACAAACTGGTACGGCAATTACCGATAGCAACGTTAGTGGATGGACATCCAACGTAGGAGGCTCGTTGTTTGCTGCAATTGACGAAACGTCTCCAGCAGATACCGACTTCATTTACACTAGCACTAACAGCACTGCACGTTTTAAGCTAACTTCGTTGCTTGATCCGCAAACATTGACCGGCCATACGTTGTCGTACAGAATTCAGTCGCTGACAAGCGGCAATATGCGCGTCAAACTTTATCAAAGTGGCGGTACCACAATTAGCGCAGGTACGTTAATCGTGACTTATACGCACGCGCCAGCACCTACATCTTTTACGACATACAACCAAACTCTAACAAGCGGCGAAGTTGATTCAATTACCGATTACACCGACTTGTATGTCGAGTTTGAAAAGTATTAAAAAGTAAACAGTTGACACCGGCGTTCCAACCGACTGCACGAGATTCCGACAATGGACCTCACCCCCACCCAGCGCGCGACGCTCAAGACCGCGATCCAGGCCGAGCCGTCGCTTGCGACCGCGCTCGCGCAGGGCAACTACGTGGCGGTCGCGGCGTGGTGCAACACGCCGAGCCCGTTCGTCGTCTGGCGCACGCGCGTCGGGGTCGAATAAATGCCGCTCGCTCAGGCACAGTCGCCGGTAAACGGACGGACAGCCGGCGGCACGTCTTTCTCGCTGTCCTTTGCGTCGGCGCCAGCGCAGGATTCGATAATCGTTATCGTCGCGTCGGCGTGGGCGTCCGGGACGCAGTCTGCGTGGACTGACGACGATATCCGTAACGGAGCGTCGAGCGCCGGATTCACGCTGGCAGGGTCGGTTTTTTCTTTGTATGGCGTCCGGCATGGAGTGTTCTGGAAACGGGCGGGCGCAAGCGAACCGGCAACGTACACGTTCGATCCGCAAAATGCGGACATTACGACGCTCTATTCGGTTGGCTGCGCGATCAACTGGACTGGCCAAGACCTAACAAGCCCGGTCGATCGGTTCTTTACGGCGACCGGCGAAAGCAGCGCCCCAACAATTACCGATTCGGCGGCAACTTCGCAGGCTGCCGAGCTTGTCGTAGCGTCGGTAATGGTGGACGCGGGAGACACGAACGTCGGCATCGACGTGCCGGCTACCACCGGCTACACGAACGCGCACATCGAGCAGAACTCAACCTCGTACACGGCGCTCTCAGTAGATACCAAAGTCGTGAGCAGCATCGGATCGCAATCGGCAGCGTGGGGCACGCTCGCAGGCTCTTACTCTTGGACGGCGATCTTGTTCACGATCAAGGAAGACGTCAGCGGCATCCCGGTCCTAAGCGGCTCGACCGTCATCGACATCGGGCAGACCTCCGCGCGGCCGCGCGTCACC